TGGTGTGTTAACTTTTTTTAGATTAGGATTACCTAGATATGCGTCTGTGCTCATATTATTATGCCTTCTATATGGGTAAAACCCATTTTAACGGCAGCTTCAATTCTACTGCTACCTTTAAAAACAAAATACTCTTTATCGTAATTTGGATTTGTGTCATGTTCTATTTCAACACAATCTAACATATCTTTGCCTTCAAGTATGTCTTGAAGCATAATGCCGTTTTTAACCCAACCTAAATCATTTATCGGAAATATCTGTTTCTTCGGGTGTAATTGTTTTGCTTTCAATAATTTCATCTTTTTTTAACATCTTTTGTAATTCTGCTGTTGAACCAACAAACAATGCGTTTTTAATATTTGCGTTAGCAGTTTTAGGTAACTCTTTTAAGTCTTTTAATTTTTTATTTAAGTCTTGCAACTTATCAACCGTATCTGCAACATTTTTAATACCTGCTAGTGCTACTTCATAAGCTCTAGGGTGTTGACCTTCTTTTGCAACATCTAAAATGCCTTCTATTGCTTCTTGTCCTTTTTCAATAAGATTGTAATAGTATTCTCTACTATTCTTGTGGTCATTATCCACATCTTCTTTATCTTTTTCTTCCGTTCTAACAACGGGTGCTTTAAACTCCTCTTTTGTTTCTGGAGTTTTAGTAGGCTCTAAACCTAAAATTTCGTTTACTTTATCTTCTATTGCCATAATACTATTTATCTCTCGTATAAAATCACATTGTTGTTATTCTTTACCAAGTCTATATCAAATGCAATTGTAACTCTTTCATTATCTGAATTATGTATATCTGTATAATGAGGTATACAATTTTGAAATAATGTTATTTTACCTGTTTCATTTTTACTACTTAAAACTTCAGGATTATTTAATTGATTTTGTGGACAAATATAATGTGTTGAAGTGTTATCACATTGTACACATAAATGACCACCTAGATATGAATTAGGACTTACATCATGTAAGTGTGGTTTTATTTGTTCACCTTTTCTCATAACATTAACCCAGCATTGAACATAAAATTTTGACTTAATATCTAATTCAAGTGCTTTTAAAAATTTTTCATGTGTGTCTATAATCAATTTTTTAATTTTATCTATTTCTTTATTTTCAAATTTTAAAAAGTTATAATTTTGAAATCTACTTGTTAAACTATCTTTACCTAATCCTGTATGACCGTCTGTAAACTGGCCATCATATTGACTAATCGGTTTACTTAATATTTCTTTTTCTTTAGCTAATATAAACTCTTTTAAAAAATTATAATCTATATCTTTATCTATAGATTCCCACATATAATATTTCCACTCTGGAGCTAGAGGATTATTTTTCTTTTCACTAACAAATTTATACAATAAATCTGACATTACTTATTAGAGCCTCTAGTGTCTTCATCTGGATGAATTAATACAGTATTTAATATAAGTCTAAAATCACTTTCATATGGATTTGAAGAACAATGAAAGTGACCATCTGAAACAACTGCTCTGCCAAATTTAGGTTTAATCCTAGCTACCTCTGTAAATTCTTCGTTTAATCTATCATCTTCTCTCTCTTTAAAAAATACTGTTTCACCATCACTATCACTTAAATACAACACTATTGATATATGTTTTTTTGGTTCATCAATATGAGGTATATTGAAATAACCAGGTGTATTAGTTTTCATTAGTAAATTAAGTTTCATTCTATCGTAACTATAGTCTTTATATTCTGGTAAATATCTTTCAACAATACCTTTTACGACTTCATGGAAAACTTCACCAAATTTAGAGTTATAGAAAACACCTTTTGGTCTAGCTCTATGTTGTATGATTAAAGAATGATTGAATTGAGTTGTTTGTTTGCTGTTTTCTAAAACTCTGGTACCCCATTGAGTTTCCCAATTTTCAACACTATAAGTTGATATATCTTTTCCCATGTAAAAAGGAAAATCAACATGGTCCCAATCACCGTGGACACCATCTCTTAATCTATATAATTCTATTGGTTTTAAATGAGAGGCTAATTCGTTTTCACTCACAGCATTATCAATACACTTAATCATTTTATACTCCTATCAATACTATTATTTATTAGACATCCTCATCTCTATCTTTATCGTAGTTTCTGCCATCTTGGAAAAAAGATATGGTAGTTGTAAAACCAAAATCATCATCTGCGTCAGCACTAGTAGGGTTAGGAACAACTGTAATTCTTTCTTCTCTTGTAGCAGCTGGCAAATCAGTATGCAAATCTGCTTGTGTTTCTCTAATAACTTTTTGTGTTGAAGCAGGACCATACAAGTAAGTTTTTGCTGTAAAATTTAATGTATAGATAACAGCTCTTCTTGTTGTAAAATCGCCAGAGTAACTATCTTCATAATTAATATTATTTAATATGATAGGCACATCTCTTTTAATACCCATTTCAGGAATAACATTAATTGTAACAGTATAATCTGGTTGAAAATATGGTAAAATTTGTTCTATAATTTGTAAACCACCCTCGGCAGTTGCTGTAAAACAAAATAAATTATAAGATATATTATAAGGCACAGGCATATAATTAAAATTCATAACACCTGAATTTGCACTAGTAGACCTAAATTTTTGAACCTTAGTTAATTTTCTACTACCGTCATATTCTATACCTGCAATCTCAAAACCCATTCTAGGTAATGTTATTGCAAATTCTCTTTCATCTAAACTTGCCTGTTGGTCAAGTCTAACTAAAAACTTTTCTTTTGGTGCATATGCTAAAGGCACTCTAATAGATTGTATTGTGCTATCTGAGCCTGTTCTTTTAATTTGTATGTTATTAAAAACTTGACCGAAAGCAACGGTCATTTTTCTCATACCTTCGTTATAAAAATGTCCAAACATTAAAAGTCTACCTCACCAAATGGATTTCTTTCTGAAAAGTCAATTATATCATCCGAAGTATCTTCGGTATTAAAACCTGCTTGTGCGTCTAAATCTAAATTTTGTGCATAAGTAGATTGTGTTTGTATATTATATTCTTCATTAATAAAGTAATTTTTATCACCACTCACACTATCATTTTCTAATTGTAAAGCACCACTACCGTCTTCTAAAGCAAATTGATGTGCTAACACATCTAAGCTATACTGGTCTTCAGCGCTATCTATATCTCCAACGCCAGTATCTAATTTTTCTGAACTGTATTCCCATGTTCTAGCTCTTAACTTATAAACAGGTAAGTTACCTAATTGAAAGAATGGCTCTTGGTCTTCTACAAAACTAATTTCAAAAAATTTATTCATCAATGGGTAATAAATTATATCACCCTCATTTGGTCTACCCTCTTTAATCATTGTATGGTAACTATCAACAGCGTCATTCCATCTTCGTTTAGATAACATGAAAGTTGTTTCTTCTCTAATTTCTAAACCAAACTTACTAATTAATTCTTGTTCACCAGCTAAACCCTCTGTTGTTTCTACATACATTTCTATTAGATATGAATCATCAAATTTAGACAAACTATCTTCGCCTAAAATTAAATCTCTGTTAACTAATGTTCTTGGTAAGTAATAGACATCATGGCCGTAAATTTTTAGGCCTTCGATTATTAAATCTTCGTAAAGAGTTTTTTCGTTGGTATTGCCAATGCCGTTTCCGCCTTGAAAGTGGTGATTAATGGCCATGGCATTATCCTATCATTATTGCTGGATTTAATTCGTATGTACTTCTTATCTCTTGTTCTAACTTATCAACTTCAGCTAATGCTTCTGAATAGATTTGTTGTCCGTTTAAAGTAACACCGCCTACCATAGCAACGCCGTTGAATTTAGATAAGTTAGCACCCCATTGTTTTTTAAATAATGATGTAACATATCTTTTTAAATATAAATCATTATAAACATCTGTAAAAGTATCCGGGTCTAGTTTTCTATAACACTCGATTACAATATATTCATCTGTAGCCAAGTCGTTAGTCCAGTCCATGTCAATGTATAATCTGTTATCGTGTTGATTAAATCTTAATGGTTTTTCACCTACTAATATATGGTCTAAAAAATCTAAATGTCTTAATACAACATCATAGTTTATAATACTTGTAGATGAGAAGTCATAAAGGTCATTTAATCTTAACTGATATCTTACATCAAATAAGTTTAGATTACCTTTATTTGAAAAAGGAAAAATATTAATGATTGATACAACTGATTCAGGAACAATTAAATAATTTTTGTCTTCATTCCATGCTGTAGTAACTGTACCGTCTGTTGCACTTTCTGATATTGCATTGGCAGTTTTTAATCTTGTTTTATCAGCACTTGTAAGTTTGTATTTTAAATATGTTCTTCTAACACCATCATAGTGATATTGAGCAAAATATTGTAATGCCTCGTCAATTCTATCTTCTAGTTGTTCATCACTAGCATTGACTTCTATGACAGGCTTACCTAGATTTCTCAAAGCGTACTGTTTTAATGTTTCTCTTGTATTTGGGTTTGCCATTAATATACCTTGTTTTTATACCTTTTCAGGTATATTTATAATACTATCCAAGAGCAACTGCTTGGGCAATGGCGAAAGGTCTACTTGCTAATGAAACACCAGCAACTTGAACATCTGTAGCTGCATTTACTGTTCCTGAGAATGTTCCGTTTACAGCACTTGCAATCGAACCACTATTAATAGATAATGTGCCGTCCGTCAAAGTTGTTGATGTAATACTTGTAATACCAGTAAACGAACCAGTTAAGGAGTTACTTCCACCCGCTATTGTTTTATTTGTTAATGTATCTGTTGTATCTTTTAATACAATTGTTCCTGTTGCGTTTGGTAATGATATTGTTCTATCTGCTGTAGGATTTACTGTTGTTAAGTTTGTTTCGTGTTCATCATCTGCTGAACCTTCAAATTTCAACGAGTTTTGTACCTCAATTGTTGTTGAGTTTACACTTGTTGTCGTTCCTTGAACAGTTAAGTTTCCTGTTATAGTTGCACTACCGCCTACTGTTAACGCACCTGAAACATCTAACGCCTCATTGATTTGTATAGATGTTGAATCGGAAGTTGATAATGAAGTACCAACTATTTGTACCGAGGTTGCATTAATAGCACTTGTGCCATTTCCTGTTAGTATTGAATTTGAAGCAAGTGTAGCTACACCTGTTCCACCTGAAGCAACACCAATTGTTTCACCTGATTGGTATTCTGCAATACCAGTAGGTGTTCCACTTGTAAAGACTAGTCTTATTGGTGT